AGGACGTAACGAACGCTGTCCACAGCGCCGATCTCGTACTCGCTGATGGTCTGCCGCTGGCCATATTTCGCAACCGGAACGAAGTTGGCCAGATTTGCAAGATCATGCTCAAGATCGGTGTGGGCCACGGCCACCCAGCCCGCTTGGATGGCGCTCGTGCCATAGGACGGCGACGCCGACAGGATGCGGGTGATCTTCTTGGCCTTCTGGGCGGCAAGCGCACGGGTTACGGCCCGCTGCTTGGCCAGAGTTACAGGCGTATTGACCGCAGTACGGTCCGCGCCATTGGCATAGAAGACATTGGTGCCTGCGCGGAGGACACCGTAGAGGACCGCCTCGATGGTCTGGGCGGCCTGCTCGCCAGCCAGCATTGAAGCCGTCTGGAGAACCGGGTCTTCCGACATGTCCACCACCTTGTCGGTGATTTCAATCGGACGGCCATACTGGCGAAGCGTGACGGTAACGTCTTCGTACTTCACCTTCTGCGGGCTGGGCGTGACGCCTTCGACCACAGGCTCGGTCGCCGGAGCGAACGGGATTGGACGCCGGAATTTGACCGTCTCGGCCTTGTTCTTCGGCATCGGTTTCGTCATGCCCATTTTGGACAGGACGAGCGCTGGCTCTGCGTGCGCCAGCATTTCCGTGGCGGCCCAAGCAGCGGTACGCTGATTGATGTCGCCGTACCGGGTGGTACCAATGATGGTGGGCATGGAATTGATCCCTTCGCCATACGGTGGCGATCAGGACCGCATCAGCCAGCTATCTACCTGCGAAGCTGCTGTTCCTTGGCCAGCCGCCTCTGCGTGTAGAAATCGAAGGCAGCATCGAAATCCTCAGGGGCGTCCGATGCAGCGGGTGCTGGCCTTGAACCAACATCCCTTCCCCCATCCAACTGCTGCGACCGTCTCGCGGTTGCTGCACTGGCCTTCTTCCCCTTCTGGGGTTGCTGGCCACTGGCCTCGACATTCTCCGCTTTGAAGAGTGTCAGGGCCACGCTGGTTTCTCTGGCGTCCCAACTGGATGCGAGGGCCTGAATGTTCTGCGGCTGGATTTCTAGCCAGCTTGAGAACGCCGGGTTCTGCGCGACTTCACGCCAATCCGGATGCCTCGCCTCCAATGCCTGTTGTTCCTGCGCGATCACTTGAGCCTGCCGATCTTCGTTCAGTCCCGTCAGGACCGTCCGAACATTGGTCAACTCCGCTTTCTGCGCCTCGATCAGTTCGATCAGCGGGTCCGCTATGTCGCCATAGTCTTCCCGCAATTGGGCGATCTTGCCGTCTAACGCCTTCTGCGCTTCAGTTGCTTCTGCCGGGGCCGGGGCGCTGGCGGGCGTCTGATACGCTTGTAGCTTCCTGCTCAGGGCCGCGACACGATTGGCGTCGGATGAAGCCTTGTGAAGAGCCTCGTCCCGCTCCTTTTGAATTCGATCACGCTCGGCAATCAATTCAGGAGAAGCGTTCGCCCACAGGTCGGGGGCCTCTTGTCCTTCTGGGGGCTGGCCGCCGCCGTCAGGCTCCGCGTCACCGGGCGGGGTTTCCTCTGGAGGCTCGTCGTCTGTCGCCGCATCAGCAGGGGCAGGCCGACCTAGCTCAGGGCCATCATCGCCGGGTTCGTCGTCATCAGCGCCTTGTTCGGGGTCAGGGACAGGTGGGGTCTTGCCTGCCGCAAACTGGTCGAACGCCTCGTTGAAGCCGTCGTCGCTGTCGGTCAAATTACCATCTTTGGGGTCCGGTGCAACCTGCATTATCTATTCCTGCTCTTCGGGGTTGGAAATTCCGTAGTCATCTTCCTCGGTGACGGGCGGTGTGGTCGGCTCTGCCCACTCGCATAACTCCCTGACCACGGCGATCTGGCCACGGCAGAAATTATATTCCTCAAGCGACGTTCCGCTCTCCATCACACTCCGTGCTGTGGCCACGATGTCCTTCATCTTGGCCCGCGTCAGTTTCCAGTCCTGCCCCTCTTTGTTGATCTTCATTGGCTGACAAAGCCTCCGCTACCACTGGGGACTTCGCCATGCGCCCGCGCATCCTCGGCCACGGCATCTTCCATTGCCGCCTCCGCTTTCAGCACCCGCTCCTTGTGGCCAATGTCCATGCCCTTGAGGCCAAGCCTCGTCTTCAGTTCCTCGATCTTGATGTCATAGTGCTGCGCGGTCTGGAGCAATTCGGTCTGGCGCTGCATCTCGGCCACCTGAATGCGGGCGTCGGCATCGACCTTGGACGCTTCGAGCCTCGTGTTGGCGGCGATCACTGCCGGGTTCTGCTGAGGATCGGGCTGGGCCTCCTGCGCGGCGGTGGCCTCGGCGGCCACGGCGGCTTGGAATTCTTCCTTCTCGACTAGCACCAGCGTCGGCTGGATCATGGAGGAGCGGACGCTCTCGTTGATCGTCTCGTAGGTCTTGAGGGCGTGCTTGAGGACCGGGTGGCTGCTCCAGTTCTGGGCCATGTTGAGCAGCATCTGAGCTTGCAATTCGCGCTGGAGCAGGCTGCTGCTGCCACGGGCGTCCACCTTCATGTCGCCCTTGATGTCGTCGCGGCTGTTGTGCTGCATGTTCCAGTCATAGAGCCGCCGGATGGACGGGGTGGTGATGCCGTCGTCAAAATTCTTGACCACCCGCCGGAACGTAATGTTGCTGGCCATGGACATGAAGTTGGTGGCCGTCGCCGTGATGTTCGGATTATCGGTAAGCTCGCCCTCGGCCTGCACGGGCAGGGCGGTCTCATCGTCAATGAAGCGCCGGGACACCTCAACAAGGTTCATGATCTCAGCTACGTTGTTCTCTATGGCCTTGGTTTCGAGGACGTTACTCCCGGCGAGACCCGCCCCTTTCTTCTTGTACCAGACCTTGCGTGGCGTCAGGGTCCAGCTACGATTGGCGGGTTCAATTACATCTCGGTCGATGAAAATCTGGGGGCCGACCGACAGCGCGGCATTGTCCAAGGCCATGCGCCATGCGCCGTTCATGCTCTTCTGGCTGTCGCTCATGATCTCGGGAATGCCGTAGCCAAAGATGCTGCCCTCGGCTTCCTCGAAGGTGAACAGCGAGTAGAGGCTTTCGCCGCTGTCGAGCGGGTAGCATGGTGCCAGCTTGAGGATTTTGCCCTCGCACAGATAGCAGATGACCTTGACCTCGTTGAGCGGGTCATCCTCTTCCTCGACGGCAAGGGCCTCATCCTCGCGGTTCAAGGCCCGCAATACCGTGGCCACGTCTTCATTGGTGAGGGGTCCGTGATATTCCCAGCCGACGAAGCGGTCCTTGATGACATCTGTAGCGCCCGTGATCGCCCGCAGGTTGACGAGGTAGTTCATGCTGCTGTCGTTCAGCACCTGCCCCATGGTTCGCTCGGCGATGATCTCGCGCACTGCCGTCTTGGAGAAGCCGCGCTCCTTGGCCAATTGGCGCAAGTCCTTGGCGCTCCACAGGTGCCGCTCGAATTCAAACTCGCGGTCCTTGGGCCGGATGGCGGACATGTCGGGAAAGTAGGACCACGGGTCAACCCACTTGTAGATAGGAGCAGGGTCAACCTCCCGCTGATAGACATATTCGTCTTCGATCTTGATCCAGCTACCGCGCTGGTTGTCGCCAGCGAGCGGACCTTTGACAATGCCAGTGCCGAGGCGAACGCTATCTCGTATAGCCAGCCGACATTCGGCGGCGTATTCGCACTCCACCAACTGGTCCTGCATTTCACGGCGCATGGCCTCCCCGCGCTTCTGCGCTTCGGCTAATTCTTGTCTGGCTTTTCCCGCAACATCGAGCGCAACTTGCGCCCCTGCTGCTGCAACTTGCGCCCCAGCTTCTGTAGGCGCTTGATTTGCCTGTTCGACCATTTGCTCGGCTTGTTCGAGGGCTTCTTTGGCTGTGTCATGGAGTGATGGCACTGGGGTCGGCGTGATGTCCCAGTTCTCCTCGTCGGTGGGAAACAGCAACGCCGATAACCGTGCCTCCCAACTGTTGGATTTCTTGCGGGTGATTTTTACAAAGGCGCGGCTCTTGGTGCTTTCGGAAAGCTGGGTCTCGGTCTTCTCGTCGTAGCGTCCGTGGAACGCCCGGAGATTTTCCAGCCAGCGGGTTTCGACGTGGCCCTTGCGGGTGACTTGATCCTTGGCCAGCTTGTCGAGACGGTCAACGATGCTGCCCAGCTTCTCCTGAATTTCGCTTTCAGTGGGACCTGTGGGAAGCTGCTCTTCCACCATCATCGGGGCCGTGGCCATGACCTAGCGCCTCCCCAGCAATCCGGGGAGCCTCGCGCCGATTGCGCCGGGCAGCGCCCGGTTGGAGACGAAGTCCTGCAACGCCTGCTGGCGAGCCGCCGCCGCTGCCGCCGCCGGGCGGGCTGCGGGTGGCGGGGCAACGGGTAATGGCTTGGCCACTGGCGCAACAGGTAGTGGCTTGGCCACTGGCCTTGGCATCTGCACCAGCGCGTCCGCTGGTACCCCTCCCGGTCCAGCCGCCGTCTTGGCCGCATATGCCGCCTGCAACGCCGCCTGTGCCTGATCTGCTGCTGCTGGATTTCCCGCCGCCGTGAGCTTGCCCAAGACGGCACCGCCAACCTTGGCCGCCGTTGCGCGGGTGCGCGGGTTGCCCAGCACGCGCTTGACCGCATTCTCGCGGCCCGGACCCATCCGGTCCCTGAGGCTCTGTATCCATGCCTGCATCTGGCCACGGTCCACCGGGACCACCCCCTCCGCTCCGAAGTTGGGCGGCAGCGGGAAGCCGAACCGATCACTCAGCCGCTGCATCC